AGCGCACCGGGCATGAGCCCGAAGCGCAGTCCTCATCAATGCCGTCGCTGACCTGTTTAGCGACGGCGCTCTGGTACTCCCAGCGAGTCAAACGCTCGTAAGGGCTTTGAGGCATAGATGCTTCGGGAAATATGGTGCAGCCCTTCAACTGGCCGGCGAACGCCTTCAACTGTGTTTCAACATGCTCCGGCTTGTACTGCTTCGGATCAACATTCGCAGTGAAAGACACAGCGTTGTCAGCCCAATGCGTTTGGTACAACGCCTGGAATGACAACATCGCCTGCAACGAAAGGTCGTCGGCAGCCTCAACGAGTTCTTCGGCGTCGTCACCGAACCTGTCAGTGACAGCCTGCACCAAAGTGTCCTTAGTTGGGAAAGACACAACCACCGTGTTATCGGCGTACATGTCGTCCTCAACCTCGAAACCCTCAGCCTCGTACTTGTCCACCATCGACATTTGCTCCGGATCAACCTTCGACAACCTCACCCGGCGAATGAAATACTTCGCAAAGATCGGGTGAACACCCTCAGACACACCTGGCATTTTGGCGATAGTCCCGGTGGGTGCAATGGTGCGTTTCTTCACCGGCACAGGGATTCTCAAAGCGTGGCTGAATCCCTCCGCAGCCACATCGACCTGCGCTGCGAGGCTACCCAGCATCCCGATGAACCTGTCATCGGAAGGCGCTTTGGAGTATTTGCGGTGCGTCATAGCCAAGAAACTGGCGACACCGAAATGCCCAACCCCGATGCGCCGGTTACGATCCAACACTTCCCGGCTCTTAGGGTCACCAACCTCGGAGAAGGTTGCCCTGATGAGGAACCGGGTCATCAGTTCGTGCGCCAGATGCAACCCCAAACGGTCCACTTCACCGTTGTCGTCTACGAACCCGGCAAGGTTGACATGCCCCAGGTTGCACGGCTCCCACGGCTCCAAAGTGATTTCACCACACGGGTTCGTACACACCACCCGGTTGGGTTCGCCGACGTTGGAGAGGCCGCTGTCCCAGAAGCCGGGTTCACCGTTGTTGACCATTCCCCGCGAAATAGCCTTCAACACCCTCGACGCCAACCAAGCGTCACCTTGTTGCGCCTGGTACCAGAACTTCGCGTCAACTTCGACACTGATGTTCGTTGTCCAGTGCGACAGCGATTCCTGTTTGATGTTGATGAACTTTTCGATCTGCGGGTCAGCCCAGTGCATCATTGCCATGCGTGCCGAGCGGCGTACCCCGCCGGCAACAACGCACTGTGCAATGGCGTGGTCGATTTCCATTGCCCCGATACCGTCGAGCATCTGCCCCTTACGGGCAGATAGAACCCCGGCAATCTCGTTCAGCATCTTCGCCAACGGCAAAGGACCTGATGCCCTCCCGCCGAAGGTTTTCAGTTTCGCCCCGGCTGGGCGTACACGGGATACGTCGAACACCCGGTTGTGGTGAACGTCGCCGGCCCGGTAGTGGGTGTCGATCAGATCGACTAGGGCTGCCGCCCACCCCTCACGGCTGTCCTCGATCTGGAACGCGCCAGCCCAGTCGGAGTTGTAGTCGATGGACAGCAACCCGGCTTGCGCTAACTCCTGGTAGTCGGGGTGGTCCTCGTCGCAAACGATTTCAACTTTCAAACCCTGTTGGATCGCCGGGTAGTCGGACAGGTATTTGTTGGAGTAGTTCGCCCCTACCCCGCCGCCTTCCATGAGCCGCATGAAGGTGAACTCGAAGTGGTCGGCTGGGTTGGGTGTCCAGCCGGCCACCCAGCAGTTAAAAAGGTGCTGGGCGTTCGTGACCCCGGATGCCCACAGGTGGCGTCCTGCTGGGAGGATTTTGAAGTCCCGCATCATGTCGATGAGCAGTTCCCGTTCCTGCGGGATTTGATGCCGTTCATCGACTAGGGCGAGGTTGCCGTCCACTACTCGTTGGACGGTTTCGGCCCAGTTTTCTTTGGTGCCGTCCGGTTTGGTTCGGCTGTAGGTGCGGTTGTAGACCAGTTCTCCGGTCGGTCCCCAGTTAATGTCAGTCATTTAGTTCCTTTCGTGAAGATGCCGCCGCAATACATTTCCCGATCCTGCTTAGACCAGTTCTCAATCAGCATCGGTTTCTCATGCGGAAAAATGTTCGGGAAGATCAGGGCGCGATACATTTCTGACCGGCCCATCCCGTTGAACACAGGGTCAAGTAGATTAAGCATCATCATCGTCCTCGTATTCATCCCAATACGCCTCGTCATCCAATTCGTCTGGGTCAAACCGCAGATAGCCGTCGAGGTCATCGTGGTTCTTTTCGCGCCCAGCAAGTAGGATTGCGTCAACATCGTTGTAGCCGTATTCGTCCTTGTATTTGCTCATCTGTTGAATGTCACTTTCGCTTGTTGAATCAATCTGTTGACAGCTTCGGCGCTGTCGTCATCCCAGTTGCGTTTCGTTTCCATTGCTGCTGCTGCCCTAGACACCCGTTTGCGTGTACCGGGGCCGTCCGAACGCTCCGCGTGGGATTGTTTGAAAGCCCTGTTCATTTCAGTTGTCAGTGCAGTAAGCGCGGCACTTAACCGAAAGGCTTGTGCCCCCTGCTTAGGTACGATGCCGTCCCTGTAGCGTTTGGAAATCGCCTCTGTGTAATCGGAGTTTCTGTTCCTTAAAGCCTCAGTTCCGCGTGTCAGATCAAGAAGCGCAGACCGCGTAAGCAACTTCAGGGAAGGGTCACGTTCCTGCTCCGCAGCCTTAACCAAAATCTGCTTAACTTGATTCACCGAGTACCGGAAGTCGCCCATAAAAATGCGATGTTCTGTCAGGGCTTTATTGCCGATCTGCTGACCTATCTCAACAAGTGCGTTCAAACGCTGCCTGTCATCGAAAGCGTCCCGCAGTTTTCTTATCGTCCCAGGAGTCTCCATAAGGTGAACCCACAACTCTTGTTCGGCTTCCTCAATGTCAAGCAGCCCCGGCCACTGATATGAGACAGCCCGCGCAGCCCTACGGACCTGAGAAGAAAACTTTGTGAAGCTTGTCCCGAAAAGGTCATGCTCCGCGTTCTGAACAGCCACCCCAACGGGGGCGGGTTCGTACAGTGCCTCATTAGTGAACCTTGACGGGATATCCGCAAGCCGCTCCTGTAACTTCGCGTCCCTGCGTACCCACCGCTGCTCGTATGTTTCACCTACAGTCAAGTTAAACCTCCCAAGTAACCCCATCAACCGTGAACCTTCCACGGCTGATAGGAACCAACTCCGGCTTCACATAACCGGACTCCACCGTCAAAATGCCGAACCCCATCTGCCAGTTCCCAGTCCCGCCCTTCAAATACTGGGCGAGCTTCTGATTCATAAGATGACCAACCTCCATCCCCGTAACCTGACTAGTGATATTGCCGGCGTAACCGTGCGTCTTCGACAGCACACCCATACGGTGCGTATGCCCCATCACCACGCTTGTGGAGAACTTCACCGCCGCGTTCAACGCGGTGTTGCCGGCGACACGGGACAACGCAATCTGACCCCTGTGCCCGTGCGTAGTAATCCAGCCCTGCGCGATCTTATTGAACTCCGGTAACAGTTTAACATCGAACTCCCTAAAGTCAAGGAGAGTTTCGATATTGAAAGCACCGGACTCAGCCAGGGCTGGTGCGTACTTCGACAGGTAGGTGCGTGGGCGTTCATCGTGGTTGCCCTCGTGCACACCGATAGGGCCGTCGAACACTTTCCGCAGCGGCTCGAACAAGGTGCGTTTAGCTTGCTCGCAGTCCGCGAACACGCTGCCCTCGAACTCCCCGGCAGTGCCCTTTGTCCACCGCGAAGGCTGAGGGAAGTCCATTACGTCACCGATGTGGATTACCTCGTCGGGTTTGTAGTCCCCGATGAAGCGGATTACAGCCTTGAGTGCTTTCCGGTCGTGGTACGGCAACTGTGTGTCAGGGATGACTACTATGCGTTTACTCATTCGGATGCTCCAACCAATCGTTGAGATACCAGACAGCCTTCTTAATGTCCTCGATGTTGTTGTCCTTACCGCCGAATCCGACACGCCAAATGTATTTCATGGCGTTACCCAACCGGAAGTCCGCAACCTCACGAGTAACATCAATAGCTTCGACCCTGACACCGCGAACCAAAGGCCCACGCTTGTAATGGGTGGGGTTGATAGGGTCACTCATCGTCGTCCTCCGGCTCCCACACATAATCGTGAATCGTGTCTACCAGCCGGCTGAAACTAGGAAAGCCCACCGAAACACTCACATTAAAATCCCAATTAAACACCCGTGTCCTCCTTCGGATACGTTTCGATCAGATACTTCAACAAATCAGGCTGATACCCCACGATGGGCTCATACCCGTTGTCAGCAACAACCACCGGCACCGAGCGGGCACCGATCAGGTTCAGATAGCCTTTCGCTTTCGGGTCTACTGAAACATCAACAACCCGGTGTTCGATGCCTGCGTCGAGCAGTTTCGTTAGTACCCGTTTGCATGGGCGGCATCCCGGCTGGGTGTAGACGGTTACTGTCATTTCATCCTTTCGATTAACGCTTGTTTGCCTTGGGTGGTGACGAGTGAGTTGACGTCGTGGCCGGCGGGCATCGGGATCACCTTCGCGTTGGGTAAAGACCCTGCGACGGTGTTGGCGAACTGCGTCCCGGCAGCGTCACCATCGGCCAGCACATAAACTTCCCGGTACCCCAGGAACAGTTCGCAGAAGTGCGGCTGCCACGCCTGCGAACCAGGAACACCCACGGTGGGTATCCCGCACTGCTGCGCCGTTATCGCATCCAGTTCACCCTCTGTGATCGCCACAGCCGGCCCCGGTTTCAGCAACGCCGCTGTGTTGAACAGGTGCGGTGTTTCCCCGGCGACGGTCATGTACTTGCCGTGCCCGGTGTGTTCGTGGTCTTGGATGCACCTGAACCTGATGGAGATGACTGACCATTGGTTGTCGTGTGTTCTCCGCAGGTAGGGGATTGCGAGGAATCCCCGGTACGTTTCATGTCCAGCGAGCGGGTTCTTGACGAACCCCAACCGGAAGTTCGTCGCCTCCGCTAAACCTCTCGCCTGTAAATATTTGTGCGCGGGGCTGCTTTCGAGGCTTTCGTGGTACTGGGTGGTCGCTTCCCGCATAAATTGTTTCTGCTGTGGTGAAGGCTTGGGCATAATCAACTCCTTCTTGTTGCCGGATAAGTGCGATCACATCCCCCTTCGCGGGGCAAGCGAAACAATGAAAAGCCGCCCGGTTATAGGACACCGACGCTGACCTGTTCGTGTCAGGGTGGAAAGGGCACAAACAAGAAACCCACTCGTACCCGTTGTCCGGTGGCGGTTCCCACCCCGGTTGATACCGTTTGATGACTGCGACGATCAAAGGTTCGGTCATCCTGTGCCTTTCGTGTTTGCGGTTTGGGTGCTTCCAGTAGTCCTTGAGGTTTCCGCTGTACCGGCTGTACTTGCGCCACTTGAACCTGCCCCTGTGCCTAGCCACGGGCAACGTCAAGTTGTGAACCGATGAACTCTGTGTAAGCCGGGGGGATCGCCTCAGCGATTTCCAGCTTCGTTTGACACCATGGCATCCCCATAGCGTCCCTCCATTCTTGTAACGTCCCTTTGCCGCCGCCGTTGCCGTACACAGCGAAGTACGGCCCATCGAACTTCTCCCCGTGCCGCCAACCCGCAACCCTGCCCCTGTGCGGCAAATGCTCTGGTTGCATCAGCAGGACGTTGGACTCGAACAGCCGGTGACGTATCACCCTGAGCCCGAACATTTCCCCGCACAACATGATCGGGTTTACCAGCGGCGCGGAGGGCACGTTCTCGATCACATACGGTTTCCCGGTGGCCGCTATCGCATCCCTGGTAGGAGCCAGAAGATCAGGGTACTTATCAGAATTGGCATTGTTCCCTTTCCCTAGCGTTGAGTACCGTTGGCACGGCGGTGAGGCGTGGATGACATCAAACTTGTGCGCGAACTGGTTCACGAAGTCAATGGCGTCCATCTGCACGAACATGTGACCCGCGTAGTTGGGTTGGTCAACGATGTCCACCCCGGTTACGTCAAAGCCCGCTTGCGCGTACCCGTGTCCGGCCCCTCCTGCCCCGCAGTAAAGATCAAGTAATCGTTTCATGGTTCCTTTCAGGGCAATGTCAAGTACGCATGTCCGGTGTCACCCGTTCACCGATGATCCGAACAGCCGGTGGCTCTATCAGGTAGTCGATACACCTTTCGAAAAACGTGATGTCATCCCTGGCGTGACCCAGAACCTTCGAGTTACAGGTCGAACACAACAACCCACGAACCAAACCCGTTTTGTGGCAGTGATCCACCGATAACCGTTTGCGTGCGCCTGTGGCGCGCTCACAGATGAAACAGCGACCAAGCTGGTATCGGTATATCGCCCAGTATTCGTCCGCTGTGATGCCGTACACCTGCATCCACCGCTGCTCCTGTGTTTGGGAGCGACGGTTAGCGCGCTTCGCCCGGTGGTGCGTAGCGCACCGTGGGCCTGGATGCGGTGCTTTACGCCCGGTGGTGATCCCTTCGTCAATGCAGTCGATGCAACTCTTTCGTTTGTGCCGGCGGTCCTGGGAGCGGTGACCGGGTTTACGTTTTGTCGTGGTCATCGAAGAACTTCGCAATTTCCCGGTCTGTTTCCCGTGCGGTGTACCAGTCCCACCACACGAACAACAAGATGGTCAACCCGACGATGAGGGCAACGGATGGGATCATTCGGACCACCCCGCAGCCAGCATCAGGGTCACCGACCAGATCATTATACCTACTGTCAAGGTAAAGTTCATCATTTGTCCTTTATTTGCATTGTGTCGCCCCAGAAGTCCAACTCTGTCCAGTCATACCCTGAGGGATCGGATTTATCTGCCCGGTTCTTCACAGTCGATACCCGCAACGATGCCGGCCCGAACTGCTCACTGATCTTGTGCAACGTCAACACCATCTCCGGCACACGTGCGATCTGCCCCTTCACACCGGACAAAGGGATCGGCTCGCACGCATCGTTGTACTTCCCTGTGACGTGGTGTAAACCGATCACACACGATCCGGTGACCCTTGCCATGCGGTGCAGTTCGTCCATCAACGATTCGAGGCCGGCGAACGGGTCATCATCGTTGTCACCCCCGGTGCGAACATTGGTCACGTTGTCGATGACAGCTAGGGCCGGGTAGTCCCCGTACAGTTCCCAGTAAGCCTCCATGACTGTTTCTATTCGTTTAGGTGTTGGGGATGCGTCATAGATGAACCGGATGGGGATGTTGTCGAACTCTTTGGATGTTTCTCCTAACTGTTCGTTGCGTACCATGCGGGTTGTTCGGCCCATGTCCCAGCCGGTGACTATTGACACGCTTCTCGATAGTTGGGTGAAGGCGTCGGAGTCGGCACTGAAGTACAGGGTTGGGACTTTCGCTTTGAGTGCGTAGGTCAGCACCAAAGCTGATTTGCCCACGCCTGGGCCGGCGCAGATCAAAGCTAGTTGCCCGCGTAGGAACCGGGTGCCTTTCTTTTCTAGGGATTCCCACACGGTTGGTAGCGGGTCACCACCGGAGCCTTTGACGTAGAGGGATTGGTTGAGGGTGAACAATTAGTCTCCGTATCGTTGTGTCATCTGGTGGAACAGTTGCCACTGCGCGGCAGCGAGCAACCCCAAAGCTTCCACGAACGAGAACTGTTCAGGTGTTGTCACCTTCAGCCCTAGCTGACCGTCAGGGTTGATGACCCTGGTGACGGTGATTTCCATAGTTGTCAACGCTTCACTCATACCTTTATCTTCCTAGTGTCAAGTTTGGTATTGGCAGGCCCACGACACATCACAAAATCTGCACTTCGAGCGCTCTGGTGACGGCTCAAACCTCCCGTCTTGAATCATGCCTTCTAGCCACTGAAACCTTTCGGTTACCTTGCCGGCTGTCCAGTCCCCGATGGGGTACGGCAGGGTGGGTTTGCCTGACTTGCCCATCCAGTAGTCGCCCACGGTGGGCGGGTCGATACCGAATGTCAAGCCTAACGCAACACCGTAAACCCCTAGCTGGAAGTCATCACCGGGGCTGTTGCCGGTTTTGTTGTCACGAACGATCAAACCTTCCGCAGTGTTAATCACAGCATCAATGAAGCCTCGAACGGCAACACCGTCTAGGTCTATGTCAAATCCTAGTTCGATGCCTGGTGTGCCGTCTGGTGCTATCCAGATTACTTCTTGCGGGTTGTTCTCGTACCATCGGATGTATCGTTCGGTTTGTTCCAAACCTATGTTGAACCGGCGTTCGATATCGAGTTCTCCACCGTAAGGGCCGGACTTGAACCAGTATTCAAAGTTCGGTGCCTTCGAGCAGGCTTCATCAATGTGGGTGGTGTAGGACTCCTTGAATACGTCTTGTGTTTGTTCGAGGGTTAGTGTGCGGTTGGATCGTTCCCATGCCTCAGCAGCCTCATGGACTGCGGAGCCTTGCGCTAACCACGCGGCTGGTCTTTGCCAAACCTTGTCGATCTTCGACAGTTTGTAGGCGTAGGGGCATCGGGTGTAGAGGTTGTATTGGGATACCGAGCGGTGCATCAAACCTCCTTGAAGATCAGTAGTTCCCCGCGCTGGTTCATCATGGTGTCGTCGTCCACGACTTCCCTGTGCACCTGTGCCATGTCTTTAATCAAAGCTTTGACAGGCTGGTAGATGGGGTCGTGGTCGTGGACTAGGACACTGCGGTACACGATGATGTGTTGTTCGTGCCGTGTGGCGTAAAGCCAGTATGGTTTGCCGGCAATCAAACCTTCTGATATCCCCGCTGGTTGCACTGCGTGTACCCCGTTCCCTTAATTGTTGCGGGTGACAGTACAGCACACAGCACCGACAAAAAACCTACGGAAGTTGTGGGGGCATCCTCCACAGCATCCTTGCCTCGTCGGTCAGTGTGGTGTACTCGTTGACCCTGATGATGAGGTCGCCGTCCGAAACCTTTCGGTTTCGGTAGGCGAAACCTCCTTTGTTGCAGACTCCCGGTTGGGGCGGGTTGTCTGGGTGGTATTCGAGAACGAAACCTTCTGAGAGTTTGTTGTAGAAGGTTCGTAGTGCGGATAGTTTGCGCCGGCTCATACCTTTACCACCCGTTGCCATGTATTCAAGGTGGTCACGGGATAGCCGGTACAGGGATGTGTAGTGCTGCCCTGCCTGTACTTTCCACGGGTAGTGCTTCATGGCTTCCTCACGAACTGTGAGCGTGCCGTTGTAGGTGTGTCGGTGCCATGACACAGCCTGCCTAGTTACGTTGAACATTCTAGCTATGTCTGATTGTGTGTAGCCTTGCGCTTTCAAGGCTTCGATGACACTCAATGATAGTTCTGGCGGTTTCTCGTCCATCTCGTTCCCTTACCCCCGACAACAGTTTTATTTACGTTCAGGATAGTCGAACGGTTTCCGTAAGTCAAGTTATCATACCTTTTCTTTAGGTTGTAGTTGATTCACAGCCAACCACTCTGTGTAACCGTCTGTGTGCCAGTAAACCCTTGCCATGCCGTTAGCTAGGTGGGTGATAGTGCCGGCAACCTCATACGGTGCGAACGCGGGGTCTATCACATGATCGCCTACCCGGTAGTTGCCTAATGTCATGTTGACTCGCAGAGTTCATCGGCTGTGAGTGGGTGTAGCGAGAACCTGTTGTGCAACGCTAGGTATGCGTCTGCTCGTTCGCGTGCGTCGGGGTACAAGTCCGCTAGACCTGTTGATGCCGCTATGAGGCGTGCCTGTTGTTCGTGCCGGCGTGCTGCGTCCCGTAACGCTATCTGTATGCGTACCGTGTCCATGACGTCTAACTGCATCAATCAAACCTCCTGATCGAACTGTTCAACAATCGCCCAAAAGTCAATACCGGCAACAATCGCGGCGATATCCAACTCGCCCTCATCGTCTAACGGGTAACCCTGCCACTCGTCCTCATCGGGATATGCCGGCCCGTAAAACTCGTCACCTTGCAGCGACACACGATCAGGCAAAGCATCGTTAATAGATGCCCGGTACGCTGCTGTCACCTTGCCAGCGTCGATACCGGGCCAGTGATCGAGTGCTCCAGATACCATTTGTTCGACTGTGAGGCAGTAGTTGTCGATTGTGTTGTTCCATGTGCCGTAATGCCGCATAGTGAAAGCCATACCTATTCTCCAATTACCTCGTAGCGGACAATCCCCCATGACAACTCAGCACCAGCCCACGGGCCAGACAAGTCATACACGTCATTACAGATAGCCTTTGCGGTCTCACTCTTGCCGGCGAACGCCTCATCAACATCAATCTCAAGGTTGAACAACCACGCCTGTAGGTCTTCTGCGGCTAGTGTTGGCCCATCGTAGACCTTTCGGATGCCGGCGTAATCGCCCTCATCGTTGGATACCTCAGCGTCTAGAATCCACACGAACATACTCATACCTCCTGTTTGTAATCGGGTGAACAACCAACCTTGCCGGCTACCCTGCTAGCCTTGAACAACTCGTTAGACCTAATCTGTATGTACCGTGCGATAGCTTTAAGCTTGCGCGGGTTATCGAGATTGCGGTTAATGAGCGGGGTCAAGTCTGCTAGGTCATCGGCGATATCGTAGATATCCCAGCGCACTACCGGGTCTGGTCGTGGCACGATTGGTGGGTTGTGGTCTGTTGGGTAGTGTAAACATACCGGGGATAGCGGGCTAGGGTATGCCGGCATTATCAAACCTCCTGTAGTTGTGCCAGTTCTGCTTTAGCGGACTGGACAGCCTCATCAACCAAACCGTCGATGTAAGGGTTATCAACCAGCGGGTCGATAAACCTTGTCATACCGGGAAACCAGCCGCGCTCACAACCCCAAACAGACGAAACGCCTAGCTCGTGTCCGTTCTTAGAGGCTGTGACAATCACGCCGGCGAATTGCCAGTCATCGTTACGCCAAGCCTCTATAACGTCTGCGTTATAATCGAAATGTTCTGGCCGGCTATCCAAATCTTCTACAACGGCAACGTCGATATCGAATCCATCGACAGCCGGCAGTTGTTTAGAATCTAATGCCCACATACTCAAACCTCCTGATTATCGGTAGCGTCCAAACCTTTATTAACCAACTCAACAACAGCATGATCGACACACACACCACGCTCGTTCGCGTACTTCAACACTTCATCAAACCGAGTGTGGCCCTCGTACTTATTGAGAGTCATAACTTCTACCGCTAAATCCTCAGCGATACGCGCTGCCTCAAAATCGTAATCCAAACCGTCGTCCTCACCGACGATCATGCCCTCCCATGCCATAGCGGACATGCGCTGCAATCCCATGATCTTGATTGCCATGTCTTTCATAACCCTGTAGCTGTCGCTCATACCTCGTACCTTTCATCGGGGGTTAATTCATCTTCGATATCTTTAAGCCAGTCGTCGCTGTCTCTCAAACCTTTGTTAAGGTGGACACCAGCGGCGTTACTTCGCCGGCGTTCAAGCCTAGCTGTGAGTTGTTGCCGGCTGGCTTTACCGGGTTTCATACCTTTCTAATCCCGGTAGCCGGCAGACCGGCAACCATCGTTCATAACATCCGAGATAGACCGGCGGATACCCTTAACCGTGTCTGCCATAACCCACACACTATGGGCATTCATACCTTTGTGATTCCCGCAGTCTGGGAATGCCCGGTACATGCCGTTGCCGGCAACCTTGTCGATGGTCACACCACGATAACTACGCATCAAACCAAACCTTTCTAAATTGTACGTTCATGCTACAGACAACACTACCGACTGTCAAGCTAACTAGCAAAACTGTGACGGTACTCACTCACATCAATGTCGCTCATGATAAACCTACGCATAATCGCGGCAGCATCATTAGCCGGCATCGAACCGTGGTCAATCGTGTGCCCGATATCCCACACAGTTTCTCCCGGCATCAGAAACCATAGCCGGATACGATTACCCGATTCCTGTATCGCTTGATACCGGAAACCCTGCTTAGACCATTCCCAAAACTTACCACTCACTAGATCATACCTTTCGTAGATAATCGACTCATACCTTTAGTAAACGAACCATACCTTTCTAAATCGTCACGTGACGTTAGCAGTAGTACCGTGCGACGATGACGTGTTCGTAATCGTCGGTGAACTTGAACAGGACGCCGCTAAAGTACGATTCCGTTACGATGCCGTCCCATTGTTTAAGGACGTCCGGAAACCCTATTCCGCCGGCATACTGAGAATCGTTAACGTCATACCACTCACCCCGGTATTGGACGAACCTAGGCGAGTAGCTATCTTCCCCGGTAACGTAGTCGAACCACGTTCTAGCATCGTCCGGTAATTCGCACAGTGACAGTAGTTCGCGTGGTTTACCGTTAGTTTTAATGGTGTACGTCATCGAGTACCCTTTCGTTTGTTCGCTTGTCTGCTTGTCCGGTCTAGGCTGTCCGGTCTGACAGCCGGCTAGAATCGAGTAGTATGTTACCGGCTGGTAACTTACCGACTGGTAAGTTACTGCTGGGTAAGTTACCGGCGGGTAACTTACTGCCCGGTAGGTTACGGCGGGGTAGGTAGTCCGGCTAGACCATCGAGACCTAGCCGGCTACCGAAACCCCGGGGGTTAATCCCTGTCGATGAAATAATCGAGAAACA